TTTTTTTTTTTTTTTTTTTTTTTTTTTTTTTTTTTTTTTTTTTTTTTTTTTTTTTTTTTTTTTTTTTTTTTATTTTTTTTTTTCCTTTTCTAATTCTTCTTTATCAGTTTCTAATTTTTTTTTATTAGCTAAAAAATCTAATATATCGTTTTTTGTTTTACCTAGAATAAATATATTTTTTTCAATATTACTAATATTACAGCCTTTAAATAGTTTATTTATATCAGCTTCTTCAATTTTTTTTTTTGACTTGAAATTTCTAAATGCGCTATCATTACTTTTTTTTAAAATGCATTTATGATTAACTGTATTATAGACCTTATTATAGACCTTTAAATTATTATCAATCTTTATTATTTCATTATTTATAATGTCAATCTTTTCTATTTTCTCATTTAGTGATTTAATATTATTTGTTAGTACAGTAATATTATTATTATTTTCTATAAACTTTTCAATTTGTGTATTAGTGCTAATACTATTTATATGTTTGATGATTTTAATTATTTTAGTAGCATTATCTTTAATATCACTATGAGATTTATAGTCATAAATATAATTCTTTGCATTTTCAATAAAATTAGATAATGTATTTGTATATTCATTCAGTTCATATGTACTTTCATTTTCACATATTTTTATTAATTCTGTAATATTATTAATATAGTCTATACCTACATTTGTTATTTTTATAGTATTATCAAATAATTTTTTTTTTAGTATATTATTGAGATCTGTATATTTTACATAATAACTGTTATCATCGTATAAATTAATAATAGCAGTTTTAATTTCTTCAAGTTGTATATTTAAATCATTAGGTATTATATTATATTTTTCACAAATTTCATTTATATTATTTTTAATTTGTTCATAATAATTATATTTTTTTTTAGTTACTTCTATTTCATCTTCAATTTTTTTTTTTATATTACATAACTTATATATAACTTTTAATACTGGATTATTATTAACATATGCAATATTTACATATTCATTTAAATTTTCAATATATTTACCAATTATTTTATTTGTTATTTGACTTTCCATAGATGTATTATAGTCTTTAATATAATTATTATAGTCTTTAATATAATTATTAATTTCATTATAAATTATAGTTGTTTTGTCTTCATTTATATCGGTACTAATTTCTATTAACATATTCTTATTTTTTAAATTATTTATATCGCCATTATACTTTATAAATTTATATTTAGGCGGACAATTATAAATGTAGTATTTATTTTCTTGTTCCATTTCTTTATTTTCTTGTTCCATTTCTTTATTTTCTTGTTCCATTTCTTTTTTCATTTGTTCTATACTAATTTTTGTAGAATTACCCACAATATTTATATCTGGTAATACTTTTGATGTATCTATATTAATATCAGCTATTTTTTCATTTATATTTAATTTAGATATATCAGGAAAATTAAGACTTGATAATTCAATGGTATCTAATTTATATTTATCACCAGATGAAATTATATGTGATGGTATATGCATCATATCTTTAAAGGCTTGTGTTTTGTTACTAAAATCAGTTGCATTAATATTAACACTATGTATATTTTTTAATAAATCTAAATATGATTCAACATTTTTTACTTTATAATATAAAATATTTTTTAAAGGTTCATTTTCACTCATTATTATTAAATTAGAAAAGTTATATTAATAATTTAATTATTCATAAAACTTTTCTATGTTGGCTTAAACTTATTTTGTTCTTCTTGTGTTAATAAATTATAAAAATTAGAAAGTTGATAATAGCTATAATTTTCTAAAGGCGTTAGTGTAATTTTAGTATTTAATAGCTTGATTTTATCGTCAAATGTTGCATTTCTATTATTTTCTAGTATTTTTTCTAATTCTTCATTATTAGTTTTATTATAGTTATTTAATACATCTAAAATATTTTTTGAATCAGTTATTAATTTTATTTGTTTATCACATTTCTTAAAATTTTGATTTGATACAACATAAAAAATATATATATTCTTAATTTTTTTAAAATATGATTTTAATATTTTATTAATTGGTGGTTTATGTTTTTTATAGGCTTTATTATAATCATATGTTTTTTCAGTCCAATCTTGATAGGTGTTAATTGGAACATTATTAAAAGTAGTAGACACATGTGCTTTACCAGTGTAATTATTTTTTATATTTAATTTGTAGCCATTTCTTAATGCTTTTCTAAAAAAATAAGTTTGTACTTTTACTTCTGTTGGTTCACTATCATATGCTTTATCCCAAATATTTACATCGTCTTTTAAATTCATATATAATTCTTTTTGTTCTTCTATAATATTGGGTAAATAAAGATTGGATAAAATAGAACTTAATAAACCAGTTATATTTTCATTAATGTAATAACCTTCAAACGGTGCTAATAATTGTTGTTCTGAAGTTGAACATAGTTTGTTCTTATCTTGTATATCTTCTGATGGCAGTAAGATATTCTTATCTAATTGATTAAAAATTTTTTTATATATATCATTTAATATATCAAAACGATTATTATCAATTATATTTTTTATAAGCTCTAATGTATTTAAATTATTTATAATTTCTACATCCTTACTTCCTAAAAATTTATTCTCGCCAGTAAAGTTATTTGCTTTATCTATACCATCGCCTAATAAATTATTTTGTTTTTCAGCTTCCAGCATATTAGCATATGTTCCTAGCCCTTTACTAATAAGATTTACAAAAGCATCATTCATTGCTAATGACATGGGGTTCATATATGCCATTGCTTTAATCATTTCATTAATGTCAGTATTTATACCATTATTACTTTTAAGTTTAATGCATTCGTATTGGTCTGAAGCAGGGGTTTTAACAAATGTTTCATAAATATCTTCTTTACCTGGTAAATCCATAATAACAAAATCAACAAACCTATTATCCCCTAATTTAATTTTAAAATCATAAACCATTATAGAACGGGAAGATGAAACATTATTTATGGTACGTTTAATAGTTCCTATTTCTTCTCTTCTTTTATCAATTGAACCAACAATACTCGCAAAATTATTTAAATCATCATTGGATAGTATGGTATATGTACTTGTATTATCCGTAATACTAACATTGCCATTATACTCTGTTGTGCCAATGTCTGTTTTATTAATATATTCCTCCATAGGTGAATACGTGTTTTGATTATTTTTTTTGTCTTCATACTTTGTTTCTTTAGAAATATAAACAGAATTTTCAAGATCATTTTTAAAATGATTTATCCAGTGATCATAACCATTTTTACTATCCCAATAAGATTTATAAGGAAATGCCCTTCCATAAATTTCATAAGTTCTATAATATATAGTACCATTTAATGATTTTAATGTTGCTTGTAATACTCCAGATAATTCTTTAGTACCAAAAATAGTAAAAGTTTTACCAACCCCTGAATAACCATATGTAATTAACATAATAGCTTTTCCTTCATTTAAAAAATTTGGTAAAGCCATATAATTAGCTAAAATACCATTATCTTTAAAATCATCTTGATTAAATATCTGTTTAAATTTAACATCTACAACACCTGCTTGGATAGGTGTAGGTGTAATCGGTGTAAAACAATTATTTATATTATCAATATTTAATTTGTTCCGTTCATCTACTTTAACATTAAATACTAATTCCTTATCATTTATACCACCCCAGTCATTAATTCTTAAATAAATAGCAACAGGAACAGCCATTTCTAATTGGTATTTATCTAAAAATGATTTAAAACTATTATAAATAAAAACTGTATTTCTAATTTTAGATTCTGTAAAAGCATCTAAATTTAGCTGAGCTATCATATTTGTTGAACGGTATAAATTAATAATTTTTTTGTCTTTATTTTCCTTTGTAATATTTTCTGCATTAATCATGTCTATAGTTTTCTTAAATTCTGTATTATCTGAATTAAAACCATCCCATAACCATACTACATGCTTATTTAATTTATCTAAAAAATTTTTAGTTATTTGAATATTTAAATAATGATATTTATAAAAAAATATGCCTATAGGTGTTTTATTTTTAATTTCTTTTTCTATTTGTTCTATTAAATCTAAATAATAAGCAACTATACCACGACCAATAATATAATTATCTTCATTTTTATTACTTAATAAACTAAGTTTTATAGAATTTTTTATATAATCTATATGATTATACATATGTATATATTTAATATTATATTCTTTTACATTTTTGTTTAATTGTATAATTAATTTATTTAATTCTAACATATTTATATATATATCGGTTATTTCCTTTTTATATTTGTCTATATCTCCATTTAAAAAATTTATAATAGCATTTTCTAAATTATTATTTGTTTCTACTTCAGTATTTTCTAAATTATTATTTGTTTTTACTACAGTATTTTTTAAATTATTATTTATTTTTACTTCAGTATTTTTTAGATTATTATTTGTTTTTACTACAGTATTTTTTAAATTATTATTTATGTTGCGTGGTTTGCCTCCTGTTTGTTTTTTATTTATATTCATTGTATTAGGATCTGAAATATTAGTATTATTAGATACAATTTGTGGTGCTTCCATAATATGTATTAAATTTGTTTCATCAATATCCAGGTTTTGGTTTATATTAGGTATTTTATCATTCTTTATTTTTGGATCTATAAAGGGGTTTACCAATTTTGGATTATTATCTTTCCCTACCTTAATAATATCATCTAAAGAAACCGTTGCATTTGGTAAATTTAAATCAGTTACAATAAATTGCTTTGTAAATTCAATATTAATTTTTGTTAATAATTTATTTTTTTCTTCAATATTTTTTATTGTCTCAGAATTATGTTTATTAAGTTCATTTAATGAGGTAGCTACATTATTAATAGCTTTTATATTTGTATCATTAGCTGTTTCTATTATATTTATAGTTTCAGTTAGTTTCGTTAAAGTATCAGTTGTTAGTGCTTTTCCACTATTAGTTATATCAGTAGTATTAATAATTTCATCAAATCTATATACTACATTGTTATCAGCCGGAACTGCATTAACCTTATACGAATCTTGATTGTCTAATTTTACATTAATACTTCCAATTATATCATTAATTATAACATTATTGGAAATATCATACAATTGATTATTATTAGTATTATTTATACGTGTTTCCAGTGATGTTAATTGTTTATTTATTTCTTCTAGGACAGTATCATTATTACTTGTATTAGTATTTTGATTATTAACAAATAGTTTTTCTAGTTCTGTTATTTGTTTTGTTAGACTTTCTAATTCGGTTTGATTATCCAAACTATTTTCTAGTTGATTATTAATAGTATTTGTTTGTACACTACTATTTGATATTTGTAATCTTAATGTATCTACTCGCGTTCTTAATTCATTTATTGTATTTTTAGCCATGATAATACTGGTTATGGCTTCGTTTAAAAATGTGCCACCTTTTTGTTGACTTTTATATTTATTAAATTTTCTAGTCGCTTTAATTATCATTATTAATAATTTAGAAAATTTAAATTTAAATAAATATTATATCTATCTATTTTTAAATGAATACTAATAAATTATCATTAGGTGAAATGGTTACTTTTATGAAGATAGAAAATGATATAAAAGAAATAATAAAAAAATCAACCCTTAAACCAATAGTATCAAATATATATCATAAAATTAATCAAAATGAAATTAATAATAAAAAAATAGTAAAAGAACTTGAAAATGATAGTTCAGATAAAGGAATGCTAAATAAATCTTTATTAGTTTCTTTAAAAAATAATAAGGATTTATTAGATAAATTAAAAGATATTAAAAATAATAATATTGAAGAACTATTCAACAATATTAATATTAAAGTCAGTGCAGATTCAAAAATATATGAATATATTTCTAATTTATATGATAAGAATAATTTAAATATTATAGATTTAAAAGTAAATGCAGATACTATCAGAACATTAAAAGAAACTGAAATAGAATTAATGGAACAAATTAAAACAACAACACAACAATTAATTAATGAACAATCAAAATTTGTAATTAAACAAACAAAAAGAATTAAACAATTTATAGAAAAGAATAAACAACCTTAATTGTTTGAGATTACATCAAATTTAGTAAGTTGATTGGATAAATTAGTAAGTTCCTCGCTTAATGCTTGAAAGGTATCCTTTACATATTTAGTAAGATCAAATGTTCTGGTATCAATATCCTTGTCTTTTTTTATATTAGAGTAACGTGATATATTTTTTATATACCTATTATTAATAGTAGTTATACTTGTATGTATATTATTTACCAAAATATTTATATTATTATAATTTGCCATAATATCCTTTGAAATTATGTCATAAAATTTAGTATTAATATTTTCTGTTAATGTAGTTGCATTAGTATCATCTACACTTTGTACTTGTGTGTTACTAGACAGTTGTTTGAAGTTAATTGTATTAGTTAATTTTGTGTTATTTTCTATATTTGTGTCATTAATTGTTGGTTTATTAATTGGAAATTGTTTTGCTATATCAAAGCTAGCGTCTACATCTTTTATTTCTAATTCATTTAGTTTATTTATATTTGGAGATAATTTTGTAGTGCTACTATATTTATTAACCATGTTATGTGCCTTTATTATTTGGTTATTAAATTCTTTAATTTTTTTATTTAGTTCCGTTATTATGGTATTGACAGTAGTGACAGTATTGACAGAATTTGAGAGTTTGTTATCTATATCTATGGATACTAGTGTATCATTATTAGAATCTTTATAGAAACCTGATTTTTGTAAATCTGTCAATGTTAATTCGGCTATAGGTTCTATGTCCTTATTAAATAATTCATTGTATTCATTTAATAATTTTATATTATCAAGAAAAGTTTGATTTAATATTGTATTTTGAGAACATTCTTTACGTAGGTCATTTAATTCTTTAGTTAATTTTTCCTTATTAGTATTATTGTTATCAATTAATTTCATCAATTCACCTATTTTAGTTTCTAACTCATTATTTAGCTCTTCTAAATATTGTGTATCATCATCGCCACCAAATTGTTTAAAATTATTGTATAATTTTATTTTTCCTGTGAGATTTACTATTTTATTTCTAATTTTTTCAGTATATAAATCATTTAGTTTCTGGTCACCACCAATTTGATTAAATTGATTTTGTAAATTAATATTATCTCTTAAAGTATTTGTTTTAGTGATAATTTTTGTTGCATATAAATTAATTAATTTATAATTATTTACCATATATATACATTAATTTAGATAATTTTTTATAATTAGTATTTAAAAAATACAATACATAAAATAGTAGATGAATAATTATTGTATGAATTGTGGCAAAACAGGGCATTACACAAAAGCGTGTCAGGAACCTATAATATCGTGTGGTATTATATGTTTTAAAATAAATAATTTATCATTAAATAAAATAGAAAAATTTTTATTTAATAAATATGTAAATATTGAAGATTATAATTATAATAATATTAATTATATTAATAAAATAGATTTTCATCGTAATGATATTAAATTTTTAATGATCCAAAGAAAGCATTCATTATCATATATTGAATTATTAAAAGGTAAATACAATGAACTTGATAATGATAAAATATTTAATATGTTTGAATTAATGTCATTAAATGAAGTTAATGATATTAAAACAACTGATTTTGAAATATTATGGGATAATTTATGGAAGGAAACAGCCCGTTCAAAAGTATTTATGAAAGAAATGAACCAATCCAAATATAAGTTTAATTATTTAAAAAAGAAAAAAATATTTGATTTATGTCAATCTAAATATGAAAATCCAGAATGGGGTTTTCCAAAAGGTCGGCGTAATAAATTTGAAAATAATAATGAGTGTGCAAATAGAGAATTTAGTGAAGAAACAAGTTTATCAAATTATACTCAATTTAATAGAATTAATCCTATTGAAGAAACATTTTTAGGAACAAATAGTATTAATTATAAACATATATATTATTTAGGTGGGTCATATGAAGATAATTTAACATTTTCAGTAGATAATTATGAAATTGGTAATATTGGATGGTTTACACTTGATGAAGTATTAAATTTATTAAGACCATATAATAAAAGTAAAATAAATATAATAAATCAAATATATTTTTTTTTATGTGTTGTAAATGATAAAATAAATAAACATCATAATATTGTAAATAATCATCCTACCGTAGTAAATAATTATTTATGTTCTAAATAGTTATAATTAGTTAGGTCCTTATTCTGATTCTGTATTTCCTGAATTCTTAATAACAAATCCTAGTGCAACCATAATAATAACTACTAAAAATAAAACGAAAGGTAAGAATTCATATATACGAGTAGTAATAGTAGAACGTTTAATATATAGTGTATTAGGTGTGGCAAATGTAGTATTGGGAATAGTATTGGGTGTATTACTAGCAGAACATAATGGCACCGGAACTACTTCACTCTCTGTGTATTTTGTTAAAGTTAAACCCATAAATATAGAAACAGCACAACAAATAAGTAATGTAGCTACTAATGCAACATATAAAGGACTATTAGACATATAATTATATTTAGATATTTTTTTATTATTATAAAACATAATAATAAAAAAAATTGTATTATTATAAAACATAATAATAAAAAAAATTGTATTATTTAAACATAAAACATATATATATATTACTATGGAAATTAACTATGAATTAATTATGAAATATTTAGTAACAAAAAAGAGTATATTTGCAAGTAAAAAACACATATTAATATATTGTGATCAATTTCCTGATAAATTTAAAGATTTATTTCAAAATAAATTTTATAGATATGGTATAAATCAAAATAATAGTTTTTATAATACATTATTAACATTATTAAATAAACATTTTATTACTTTTAATTCAGATGAAGAAAATATAGAAGTATTAAAATTTAAAAAATCAATTAGTGAGACGTCTGAATATTTAAATAAATCTGATAATTTAAATAAACTAGAAGTTGAAATTCAATTATTATCAGAAATTTTAGATATTAATTTTTTAATTTTTGATTTTAAAGAAGAAGATATTAAAATTGTTTATAATGGTTTAGTATGCAATCCTTATAAACCAACATTATTAATTGCTAATTATGAAGAATTTTATGAACCTATATTTAATGATATTGATAATAAAAAATTATTTTCATATAATGAACCAATTATAAAAAAAATATATCAATTAGAATTAAAAACATATAATGATAAAGTTTTTAAATTAAATGATGATATCAATGAATTTATTACTGAATTAATACCCAAAAAAAATAATATTAATGAAACACCATTTATTAAACCGATAGAAAGTGAATATACAACAGCCCAATTATTAAAAATGACTAAAAAAGATTTGGAGGTTATATTGGATAAGAAAAATATTAAAATTAATATTAATAAAACATTAAAAAAAGATATTGTTGAACTAATATTAAAATAATTTATTTATTTATTTTCTAAATAAAAATATATGCCCTTGTACCCAGAACAATGGGGACCTTATGGATGGAAATTTATGCATATGATTGCATTAGCATATCCAATAGCACCGCTTGATGAAGATAAACAAAATTATTATAATTTTTTTACTAGTTTAGGAAATGTATTACCATGTCAAATGTGTATAAATCATTATAAAGAAAATTTAATAAAATATCCATTAACAGATAATGTATTATCAACCCGTGATAATTTATTAAAATGGACTATTGATTTACATAATGAAGTAAATAAATCCAATAATAAATATATATATGATTATGATACTGCAATTGCATTAATTAGAAATAATTATGAAGATAAAACAATTGTTAAATCTAGTGTTATTCCTAATCCTATTGTTAATAATCCTATTAATGAACCAGTAGTTAATGAAAAAAAAGATAATAAATTATTATATATATTAATTTTTTTATTTATTACCTTAATAATAATTTCTTTATTATATAAAAAATACTAATAATTTTAATTTAATTATATAAATAGTTAAA